ATCCAGCAGACGGTGACGGTCCCGAACAAGGACGCTGTGTTCATGGTGAGGATCTAGTCATGACTGGGAAGGCCCCTGGGCGCGCGGGGATGAGGGCGACGATTCGGGCCTCGACACGGGTCCTTCCCCGAGGGGCGCACGCGGGTGACGGCGGCGGCGATCCCGGTCTAGACATGGTCTCCGAACTAGGTTTACAGTTTACAAAACACACTCGGGAGCCGACGCGACGCGCATGAAGAGGAAGCGGGTTTCGACCGCTGCCGGCGCGGGCCGACGCCGAAACGGTGCTCGCGAAGCGCCAGCGCCGGCGGGCGGCCGGATGACGCAGGCGGTTTACGCTCGCCACCGCGGGGTTTCTCGAGCCGCCGTCGGCCGGGCCGTCCGGGAGCGGCGGATTCCCGTGGACGCCGATGGCCGGATCGACCCCCTCGCCGCCGACGCCGCCTGGGACCAGAACACGTCTCCCCGGGCCCGCGGGCCGGCCGGCCCGGCGGCCCCGACGGCGCTCGAGCTGCCGGTCGACCTCACGGAGGCGCGGACTGCGCACGAATGGGCGAAGGCCCAGCTCGCCGAGCTCGAGCTCAAGGTCCGATCCGGCGAGCTGGTCCCGGTGAGCGAGGTCCGCGATGCGGCGTTCAAGGCCTCGCGCGCCTCTCGCGACCTGGTCGAGAGCATCCCCGATCGGATTGCGGACGACCTGGCCAGCGTCGCCGACGCGAGTGAGATCCGCCGTATCCTCCGGGTGGAGATCGCTCGGGCCCTGGACGAGCTCGCTTCGCTCGAGCTTCCCGCCGAGCCCGAGGCTGCGGCCGGCGGTTCGGCATGATCCTCGTGGACATCTGTCGTCCATGCGGAGCTCCGTGGCTGGGCGGAGTCGCCTGCCACATGATCTCGGACAGGAGCGAGCGCGAGCTGCTCGATTTCGCGCAGGGGCTTCGGATCCCGCTCGCCTGGTACCAGGCCAGGTCGCCGGTCCCTCACTTCGATCTATCGCCCGGCTGGCGCAAGAAGGCGATCGCGGCCGGGGCTCGAGAAGTCGATCGCACCGGCCTGGTGGAGGGCATGCGGCGATGGCGATCGTCGAATCCGCAGTAAGCCGAGCCGCCAGCGAGTTCCTCGCGGCCTTCCGGGACGGCTGGCGCCGCGATCCCGAGCTGACGATCGATGAGTGGGCCGACCAATACCGCGCGCTCTCGCGCGAGACGAGCGCCGAGCACGGTCAATGGCGAACGAGCCGCACGCCCTACGTTCGCGAAGTCCTGCGCGAGATGTCGCCGAGCAGCCCGACGCGGCGCGTCGTGCTCATGTGGGGCGCCCAGCTCGGGAAGACCGAGTCGATCCTGAACTGCATCGGCTACGGGATCCACCACCGACCGGGCCCGATCATGATGGTTCAGCCGACCGTCGACGTCGCGATGAACGTTTCGAAGGAGCGCATCGTTCCGCTCGTTCAGAACACGCCGGCGCTCTCCGAGCGCGTCCTCGAGAACCGGTCTCGGGACGGCAACAATACGATCCTCACGAAGCGCTTCTTCGGCGGCTTCTTGAAGATCGCCGGCGCGAACTCCGCCGCAGGGCTCCGCTCGACTCCCATCCGTGATCTCTACCCGGATGAGGTCGACGCCTATCCCCTCGACGTCGACGGCGAGGGCGATCCGCTCGAGCTCGCGCGGAAGCGCCAGACGAACTTCGCGCGCGGCAAGGAGCTGACAACCGGGACACCGACCATCAAGGGGTTCTCGGTCATCGAGCGCGAGTACCTCCGCGGCGACCAGCGGAAGTTCGTGGTCCCATGCCCCCATTGCGGCGCCGAGGACTGGCTCCGCTGGTCGAACATCGACTATCGCAACGACGACCCGACGACCGCGAGCCTACTCTGCACCTCATGCGGGGCGCTGACCGAGGAGCGCCACAAGCGCGAGATGCTCGAGCGTGGGCGCTGGGTTGCCACCGCGCCGGGTGATGGCATCACGAAGAGCTACCACCTCTCGAGCCTCTATTCGCCCCTGGGCTGGCTCTCCTGGGTGCAGCTCGTGCGGGAGTGGCAGGACGCGAAGAAGGACCCGTCGAAGCTGAAGGTCTTCGTGAACACGCGGCTCGCTGAGACCTGGGAGGAGCGCGCGGAGTCCGTCGAGCCCGACGTGATCTTCTCCCGGAAGGAGGCCTACGCGTCCGAGGTCCCCGCCGGCGTCGGCGTTCTCGTCGCCGCGGTGGATGTCCAGGCGGACCGCCTCGAATACGTGATCAAGGGATTCGGCGCCGGCGAGGAGTCGTGGCTGATTGCATGGAACGAGATCCCGTTCATCGCGCCCCCGGATGCGAAGGACCGCAGCCGATATGACGCCTGGCTCGAGCTGGACCGCGAGCTGCTCGAATCGTGGGATCACGAGTGCGGCAAGAAACTACGCGTCGAATGCGTCGCGGTGGACTCCGGCTTCAAGTCGGACGACGTCTATCGGTTCTGCAAAGCACGCGCGCACCGCAAGGTCTTCGCGGTAAAGGGCGGAAGCGAGACCGGCAAACCGCTCGTCGGGCGCCCCAGCAAGAACAACGCGTTTCGCGCCCGGCTATACACGCTCTGCACGGATGCGGGGAAGACCACGATCCATGACCGGCTGAGGATTGGCGCTCCCGGCAGCGGCTTCATGCATCTGCCGGCCTGGATCGATCGCGAATACGTCGACCAGCTGACGGCCGAGAAGGTGATCAGGCGCTACCAGCGGGGTAAGCCGCCGGTGCGCGTCTGGGTGAAGACGCGCGAGCGAAACGAAGCCTTCGACCTCGAGGTCTATGCGCTCGCGGCGCTGCGGATCCTGCTCGGTCCTCAGCCTGATCGCGCGCTTCGGCTCCGGGCGGCGCGCCTCGAGACGAAGAAGGCTGCGGGCGAAGTGCAATCGGCGCCGATGATGCCGGAAGAGAAGCCGGCCCAGCAGGCGCCAGCGCGGCCCGCGCGATCGTGGCTCCCCCGCAGGAAGGGCTGGGTGCAGGGCTGGAGGCGATAGCCTGCGGGCACGGAAATCGCTTACATGGCCGGGAGAGTTGACGAGCAGCGTTCAATCGCTCGGTTGCAAACTGTGTTTAAAGGCCCGCAACACGCTGGCCCGAAGGAGGTTCGGCGACAGCTTCTCGCCGGCCGAAGTCTTGACATACGGGCAATCCTGTGTTGCGGCTGCACGCACGGTCACGTACATTCTTGTGCACTACAACCGCGAGAGAGACGCCACGAAAGCCCCGCCACGTTGCCCTGCGCTCCCCAGCTGCCCCACTGGAGGTTAGCCCGTGCCCATGCCCGTCCCCACGCAGTTCCCCCTCATCATGACGTTTTCCGAGCTCATGCAGATCGGCGACGCGATTGTCCGCGTTAGCGGCGATACGAGCGTGCTCGGAGAAGTCTCCCCGGATGGGTCGTGGCGATGCGCCACCGTCTCGGCCGGCGGCGTGGAGGAGGGCGGCGCGACGCTCGTCGAGGCCTACAGGGCTGTGAGGAATCAGATCCGGCTCGTGCTCGAGGATTGCGCGTACGGGGTTGACGCGGTCGATGCGTTCGAGAACGAGGTCGCGAATGTTTTCAGCTCGGTCAATCCGGAGACGAAGGCGGCCTGGGATGAGGCGCTGAGATGCGTGCGCGCCGGGCAGTGCTCTCCGACGTCGGGCGCTGAGAAGCTCCCGGTCAAGCGCGCCGCGGAGATTCGGCCCGTATCGGTGGGCCTGGTCTCCGAGCCCGGCATGGTGGAGAACCTCGAGCAGGCTGCGTAGTCCTCTGCGCCTTGAGCAAGGCTCAGTATTCCCTGGCCGAAGTGGAGGGCATGCTGTTGCATTGCGCGCCGGATGCGAAGCTGATCTTCAAGAAACACCATTACTGGGCGGTTCGAGGCAAGAAGCGCTACACGAACTTCCCCAAGGGAGAGGGCGCAGGCGGCGAGAAGCCGACGCGTATCCGCGTTGAAGACGGTCGAATTCGAGCATGCGTGACGATGCTTGAGATTGACGTCGAATGCGTGAAGAAAATCCTTCCAGGAGTTTGTAAGTGAACCCGACTCGGGAAGATCTCGCAGGTGCCTCGCTCACCGGCTCATCCGCCGGTGCCTCGCTCCATGTTGAGCGGCCTGCGGCGGCCTACGTCAGCGCCCCACTTATCGGCATTGATCCGCGCGTTGGCGAGTTGTCAGTCGACGGCCGCCGATTTCGCATTCCGGAGCACGCTCTCGCGGCGCGCTCGTTCAGGCTCCTCGTCCCGATTGGCTCCGAGGTGCAATGGCATGCAAGCCTGGGCAAGCCAGCCAAGACTCTGAGCCAAAGCTCGCCGCCACAGGTGCGCACGGAGTCTGGGACCTTCGATTGCGAGCTGATTGAGGAAGGCCCGCTGCCGGCCTGACCCGGGTGAGAGGCGAGTCTCAGCCTTAGCGGGCGGCCCGTGAATCCCCCGGCCGCCCGCTTTCGTTTTTCGCCCCGGCGCGTCGCTTTTTTCTTGCTCAAGCAAGCAAGCTAGCATAATCTGAGGGTGTCGCGAGGGGATTGGGCCCCGCGCGAGAACCCAAGGAGGATGCAGTGAACTTCACCGGAATGGCCGAGCTGACTCACTCGCAGATGGTGCGCGACGCTCGCCGCGCGCCGAGGCTGCTCGTCGGCGACATGCCCTACGGCGTCGTGGTTTGCGGCCCCGAGGACGTCGTCGCCGCGTGGCCGGAGCTCAAGGTCGCCGAGCGCGAGGTGTTCGGCGTGCTGACGCTGAATGCTCGCCACATGGCGACGCGGCGCGTCATCATCTCCATCGGCTCGCTCAACGCGAGCATCGTCCACCCGCGCGAGGTGTTCCGGCCGGCGCTGCTCTACTCGGCGGCGTCGCTCGTGCTCGTCCACAACCACCCGAGCGGCGACCCGGAGCCGAGCGAAGAGGACCTGAGCATCACGCGCCGGCTCGTCCAGTGCGGGGAGCTGCTCGGAATCGGGGTGCTCGACCACGTCGTCATCGGGTCGCGCGGCACCGTGAGCTTCCGCAGCCGGCAGCTCATCGAATGAACCCGGCGGGGGCGGGGGCGAAAGCCCCCGCCCTCCCGTGGTCTTGGTCAAAGCAGGTAGACTTCCCGGTGTTCGCGGGTGCCCGTCGAGGGTCTCGACGCGGCGTCGCTCGCGCACGCCTGTCCCAGGTGGCGGGTGGAGCCCAATCTCCCGTCACAAGCGCTGCACGATAGGATCCTCCGTCGTGCGCGGCCCGTCGCCTGGTGATGTTCCGTGGAGGCCGCATTGGTCGAACGTGACGATTTCAGCGACCCCGCTGTCCGCGGGAGTCTCGGCGGTAAGGTCGGCGGCCCAGCTCGGGCCGCGAAGCTAAGCGCGCGGCGCCGACGCGCGATCGCCGGCGCCGGCGGGAAGGCGCGCGCGAAGGCCCTTTCGAAGCGGGAGCGGGCCGAGGTCGCGGCCGCCGGCGGAGAAGCGCGCGCGCGACGGCTCGGCGCGAAAATGCGTTCCGCGATCGCCGCGGCAGCCGGCGCCGCCGGATCGCGGAAGCTGACGCCCGAGCAGCGCAGCGAACGCGCGCGCGCCGCCGCCAGGGCTCGCTGGGGCGAGAAGAAGTGAAAGCTCGACGACGGCCCGCGATGCCTAAATGGGCATACCGAGGCACTCAGATCGTCGCATGGCTGATCATCGCCATCTGCCTTGCGCGCGCATTCGGAGTTGGCGCGCGAACGCCTCAGCAGCGGCTTGCCGGCCTCGCAAGCGCTGGCACGTGGGTCACGGGATCCGTCTTCTTGCTCCTGCTAGCCGGCTATTTCAGACCGCTCAAGAACTCGGACGACGACGAACGTCACGTGCATGATCTGATCGTGCCAGTCGCGCTGGTGCTCTTCGGCCAGACGCTTGCAATGCACGCGGATAGCGCTCGAGGCGAGTTGGCGGATCACCGTGAACGCTCACGCGCGGAGGCAGATTCGCTCAATAAGGCGCGTGAGAGAGCCGCCGCTGACTCTCTCGCGGTCAGGGTTGTCTATGAGCAGCTCTACGCGAATTTTCGGTATCTAGGAACCAACTCGGAGATCCTGCGGCGCGAGCTCGATCTCGGGGCCGACCAGACTTCGATGTACCCGCTCAGCCCTCTGAATCTTGACTGGTGGTCGACCCTCGTCAGGTCGGATCCGGCAGGTTATGCGTATAACGGCCAGCTGATGGCTGACCTGCGCGAGATCAACGAACTGACGAATCGGGTACAAGCCGGCATTGACCACCGCGAAGCGTTCAAAATGAACGCTCCCTCTATCGTCAACTACGACTCTGGCGTTCGGATCGTGGACAGGCTGCTGCTCAAGGACATCGCGCAGCTTCGTGGGCTGATGCGGCCCCAGCTGTGGGATTCGAGCGGGGCGCCTAGACGTTGAAGGCCCCGGCAGCTCGCGCCGCCGGGGCCTCGATTCTTGGAGCTCTCGCCGACTACAGCGGCTGCGCCAGGAACTGCCCCACGCTCGAGCGCACGTCATCGGCGTCGCCGTCGTAGAAGACCTCGATGTCACACTGATACGCCGTGTGGTTCGAGCCCGCGTTCGCCGTGATCTGCGCGCAAACGTAGTCGTGCTGGAAGACGCCATCGCCGTGGCCGAGGCCGAACTGCAGGCCAGTGCCCAGCATGTTGATGTTGTTCGTGCCGCGCACGTTGTAGCCGACGCCGACGGCGGACTGGGCCGTCGACGTCAACCCGGAGATCACCGCGAACGTGATCGTGCCCGGGGTGTTCGAATCCGTCGACTTGTGGCGGCACAGGACGAACTTCGCGCCGCGGCAGGGGATGGGCTGCGAGAAATAGGTCTGGGCGGCGGTCAGCGTCTGCGGCCCCACGGCGCCGCTGCCGATCGCAGTGCCGATCTTCACGTTCTGGTAGAGCTTCGATCGAGACATCGATGCCTCCGAGGGGTTCAACGCCGGCGTCGCCGGCGAGTCAGTGCGAGTGGCCGTTCAGCGCGGCCGCGACCTCGCCGCGGATGCGCGCGCTCGCGGATTGCTTCTCGCTGTTCGCGGCCGCGGCTCCTGCCGCCGCATCGGCCGCCGGGCTATTCCCGCTCCCCGCTTGCGCGATGAGCGCTCCCAGGTCGAGCCCGTACCTCTTGAAGAGCTCCTCGTCCTTCTGGCGCTGGCGGAGCATCTCCTCGGTGTCCTCGCCGCGCTCCGCGAGCAGCTGCGTGATCGTGGTCAACCCGAGCTGCAGCTCGATCACCGAGGCCTCGAGCTCCTTCACCGGGTCGACCCATTCGGACGTCTGCATCAGCCAGCGATGGGACCGGTAGCGGCGCCAGTCGAAAGAGGGGAGGCGAAGCGCGCCGGAGAGGATCGCCGCCTCGAGCCACCATTCGTAGATCGGGCGCCGGAAGACGAAGGCCCAGTGCTCCTGGATCATCCGGCACAGCACGCGCTGCACGAGCTGCGAGGCGCGCTCGCTCGAATAGTTCGCCTTCGAGTAGTCGCCGGTGAGCGACGAGTAGGACGTCAGGAGCCCGGTGGCGATCCAGCGCTCGACGGCTGTCGTGAAGTCGTCGAAGAGGTCCGTCGGCTGGGTCGGCGTGAACGCCGACATCTTCTCGCCGGGAGCGAGACGCAGGACGGTGCCGGGCGACGTTTCCATCTCGACCGGCTGGGCGCCCAGCGGGTCGCCGTCGGCGCCGCCCTCCGCGTCCGGTGACGTGTTCGAGTTGGCGTCCACGTCCTGCTCGATGAAGGCCATCTGCGAGGCGCCCGCGCGCGAGCCGACCACGACCGCCTCGAGGTAGCCGTTCAGGTGGAGGCTCGGGACCATGATCGGCGCGAACCAGGTGACGCCGCGCGCCTGGTTCAGCCGCTGGGCGACGAACGAGTGAACGATCTCGCTCGCCGCGATGCGCCGGCGGGGCCTGGCGTAGAAGCCCTGCGAGTAGGGGCCGTCGAACACGTGGTAGGCGACCCGCGCGCCCTCTCCGTCCACCTCGACGCCGAGCCAGATCTCGTTGCCGCCGGCGACGCCGGAGAGGACCGTGCGCGTCTCGTCGACCATGTCCGGATCGATCCCCTGGAGTGCGAGGCCGTGGGGTCGGCTGAGCCCCAAGATCCTGCGCGTGAAGAACTCGCCCTCGGACATCATGGTGCCGAAGCTCAGGTGCTCGTAGAGCGCGAAGTTCTGCATGCCGTCGACGGTCACCGGGCCCTCGGTCCAGTCCTTCCACGCTGCCTCGATCGCCCGATTGGTCTCGACGTCGAGCTCGCCGTCGGGGCGTCGCACCTGGGCCTGGAGCCGCGCGCCGCGTGAGCCCAGCACCTCGGCGCGCTTCACGCCGAGGAACTTGGTCGCGAGGGCGTCGTTCAACCCGAGGTCGCGCCCGCGCGCGCGCAGGATGCGCAGGTCGCCCCGCAGCTGCTCGACCGGGGATTGGGTGCGAGCGATCGAATCGCCCGTGAGGCGGGACATCTCCGCGCCCCGGTAAGCGCCATGGACCACGCGCATCATGCGCCCGCGCCGCGGCGGGGCCGGCGCCGCGGGCGCAACGGATGGAGTCTGGCTCGGCGCCGGGCTGCCGCCGGCGGCGGCGAAGGCCGAGAACGCAGCCCCCACTTTCGCTGCGAAGGAAGGCTTGGCCACGTTCAGGGCCTCCGGAATGCAACGTGGATGGTCTGGCCGATCTTGCCGCCGTTACGCCGGCGCTGGATGCGGCGCACGAGCGAGTCCCTGAACCTGATCGCGTCGTTCCGGTCCACGGTCACCGCCGACCGGCCGTGGATCTGGTAGCTCACGAGGTTGCTGCCGACGCTCGCGAGCAACGCCGCCTCGACGATCTCGAGCGCCTTCTCCTCCCAGCTCTGGAGATCGCCCGCGGCCGCGGTCGCGACGTTCGGCGTCACAGCCACGATGCCGGTGGCCACGTCGTAGACCTCGCCAGCCAGGTTCGTGGCGCGCTCGAGCCAGGTGTAGTTGCTGGCGGCGAGTGTGTCGGTGTCCGCGGCCGTCAGCGTCACCACGAACGAGTCGCCGCTCGCCACGGCGCCCTTCGAGAGCTTCGACTTGCCGGCGATGTGCACCGCCAGTGACCAGCCGCCACTCGCCGGGTAGCCGGAGATCGTCCTCGTGTAGATGACGGTGGTGCCCTTCGAGAAGGACGTCGGCATCGCGGTCATGATCGCCATGCGCGCGAGCATGCACATCGAGGTGGTCGCTGAACATTGGAGTAATTCTCCAATGTCTTTCGTCTTGCCTTTCGCCTATCGCTTGCTCGTGACCGCTGGCGGATTCGCCAGCACATGCGGCACCAGGCGAGGGGCAGACCGCGATGGACCCAGTCGTGGAGACGATGAGCGAGGCCTCGGGCGCGCGATCGACGCTGGCGATGGCGGCGCCGAAGACGTCCCCGATGGACGTCGTCACCTACGAGATCCTCTCGTGCACGAAGCGCGAGCGCCTCGCCGCGGCCGCGGCAGCGGATGACGCCGCAGGCGACCAGGGCGGCGACGGCCCCGATCCGGACGTCTTCGACGTCGTCCTCTGCCTCGAGAAGCCGGTCAACCGCGGCTACGCGATCCTGACGTGGCTCCACGAGCCCTCCGCCGTGGACATGTCCTACGCGAGGAACGGGCTCTCGCTCTTGATGGAGCACGGCGCGCGGACGGGCGACCAGCTCTTCAACAACATCATCGACCCCTGGCTCCACGTCGGTGTGCTCGAGGACATCCGGGTCGAGAACAAGAAGCTCCTCGCCACGATGCGGTTCTCGCGGCACGACGACGCCCAGAAGGTGAAGCGCGACGTCCAGGACCGGACGCGGCGGTTCCTCTCCGCCGGCTTGATCAAGCTCAAGTGGAAGTTGACGAAGGCCGCGGGCTCGCCGGACGAGCTCGACGAGTACCTCGTCACGCGCTGGATGCCCGTCGAGGGCTCCATCGTGAGCGTGCCCGCGCTCCCAGGGGCGCGGGTCTTGAACTCGGCCGCAGGGCAGCAGCAGTACCCCGTTGAACTGGAACGCGATACCCCCGAACCGGAGGTGACACAGATGAACAACCAGAACGCGGCCCCCGCCGGCACCGCCGCCCCGACCGGGGGCGCGGCGGCGGGGCAGGCGACCGTCGACCGCGAGAACCTGAACGCGGCAGGCGGCCAGGCGGCCATCGACGCGGCGGTCAACGCGCGTCAGAAGCAGATGGCCCAGATCGTCGAGCTCTGTAACTCGCAGGGCTGCTCGGCCAGAGCCGGCGAGTTCATCGAGAAGGGTTTCACGCCGGAGCAGGCGGCGATGGAGATCCTGAAGGGCAAGGTGACCGACGGCTCGGTCCGCGGCGTGTCCGCGGAGATCCGCGACGCCATGCCGCTCAAGGATCGCAAGCGCTGGAGCCTGCGCCGCGCGATGGACCTCCTCTGCCGGCGCGCGGAGGGCCGCGGGGACTTCGACGGCGTCGAGGCCGAGGTCAGCGGCTTCATCGAGAAGCGCGCGCAGCAGGCCGGGATCCAGGGCCACAATGGCATCTGGATGCCCACGAGCGTGGTCGACGAGACCGAACGCTTCACCATGGCGAGCCGGCCGATCGAGCGCCACACGATGGTCTCGAACGTCGCCACCAAGGGGCTCGAGCTCGTCTTCGACCAGCCCGCCCAGCTGATCGAGATCCTGCGCAACGCAACGGTGTGCATGCGCATGGGCGCCCAGGTCCTCGGCGACCTGGTCGGCCAGATCCCGTTCCCGAAGCAGACCGGTGACGTCACCGTCAGCTTCGTCGGCGAGAACCCGTCCTCGGCGGTCGCCGCCTCGGACGTCACCACGGGCCTCGTCACGCTGGTCGGGAAGACGATGCAGGGCAAGTGTGTCCTCTCGCGCCAGCTGATCCGCACGGCGTCCTACGACGTGGACCTGATGGTCCAGAACTCGTTCGCCGCCGGGCACGGCCTCGCGTTCGACCGGCAGGGCCTCCACGGCACCGGTGCCCTCGGCCAGTGCACGGGCATCTACAGCGCGCCCGACGTCGCCGCGATCGCCTGCGGCAGCCTCGCGCCGACCTGGCAGCGCGTGCTCGACCACCTCTCGGCGGTCGCGACGGCCAACGCGCATGACGGGAAGCTCGGCTTCGTCACGACGTACGCCCTCGGCGCTCGCCTCAAGAACCAGCTGAAGTCGAGCGTCGGCACGACCGGGTTCGTCTGGGAGGGCCGCCTCGACAACGGCTCGATCGACGGCTACCTGGCCATGGCCTCGAACCAGGCGTCCTCGGTCCTCGGCGCCGGTGCGAACGAGCACGCGTTCATCTTCGGCAACTGGGCCGAGATGATCTTCGGGCTCTGGGGCGGCCTCGAGCTCGTGAACGACCCGTACACGGCGGCCGACCAGGGGCTCGTCAAGTTCACGAGCTTCCAGATGGGCGACCTGATCCTCCGCCACGGCCAGAGCTTCGCGAAGGCCACGGCGGCGAACCTGACGTAGTCGATCGGCCGGCCGGGT